GCCTCCAGAAGGTCAACCACCAATGCCAGAAGCAGGAATGCCTCCACAAGGACAAGTTCCACCTGAAGTAATTGCACAAGCACAAGCACAAGGAATTCCAATTCCACCAGAAGTGTTGGCTCAGAGTGAAGGATTACCAGTTCAAGAACTTCCTCAAGGTATTCCTGTAGGAGCAGGAACAATTCCTGGAGCAGAACAGATTCCACCAGAAGTATTGGCTTCAATACCACCAGAACTATTGGCTGAAATTGAAGCACAAGGTGGATTTACACCCGAAGTTATTCAAGTTTTGATTGACAACGGGATACTTTAAAACGCCCTAAGTAGTCAAAAAACTACAAAATGGGACAATCCAAACTATATTATAGAGGAATAACCTTAATTTAACGGAGGACAGGATTCCATATGAGTGATACATTTATTAATGACGCTACATCAACTGAAGCAGACATACCCCAAGATGAGACCGCAATCTCCGATGGACAAGTTGTTGATACAGGTGAGGCAGTAGCATCTGAAGCAACCTATAGTGACGAAGACCTTTTCAACTATGATGAGTATGCGGACAAACCCGTAAGACTTAAAAT